TCAACGAAGAGTACGACGTGACACTCACCTGGGATGTTCAGTCGCTCAATTGGGATATTCAGGAGAAGAAGTTCGAGGCGCTGGCGAAGCTCGTGCAGACCTTCGACAAGAGCGGGCAGGCCGACTACGGACAGATTCTCCAGATCGGGGTTGAGAACATTGATCCAGCTTGGGCAGAGCGCATCCTAGAGCCGGAGAATGTCGGCGCACAGAAAGCCGCGAAGGACGTGAAGGACTTAATCACGAAAGCCTCCGCAGGCTTCGAGGAAGACATTCAACTCGGCACGCCTCCGCAGATTGGGTTGCAGGTTCTCCAGCAATACTTGCAAGCGCCGGATGTACAGCAGCGCGTGCAGCAGGACGAGGCGTTCAAGAAGCGGCTCGCGAAGATCGGGAAGCAATTTCAATTCCAGATACAGCAGCAGCAAAACGCGGTGATTGGTAAGTACGGGGCATGAGCCGGCAGAACAAACTAGCGCCCGCGATGCTCTCCCTGCTGGCAAACCCAGCATTCGATGAGCTTATCAACGAAATCGACCAAATGAAGGACGCCGCTGTGCGTGATTTGGTGAACGATGCGGTTGTCGGTGACAACAACAAGGTCATGGCCGCCATAGGCGAAGTGCGCTCTTACCTCTCGATTTTAGACTTGTATCAGGGTTTCGCAGACAACCCGCAAAATGTAGTTGACGAGAAGATACCGGAGTAACATCAGGGATTCACTGATAGTAGCCGTTCTAATGGACGGAAACTCGCAGGCCGTTAGTGAACCTGAGTTCTTGAGGCTCTTTTCTCATGTCGTCCGAATCCGTTTCTTCGGTGGAAGCCCCACCCGCTGCTAGCGAGCAAACCCGCGCTGCCCCAGAGAGTGTTGACAACATTTCGAGTGCCCAGCTTCGCGCTCGCTTTCTCCAACAGGAGACAGCCCAAGCCCCAGCTACTACACCCGCACCCGCAGAAGATGTTGCCCCGGTCGCGCCAGCCGCGACGGAAGCCGACACCACGACAAACCAGCCTGCGGAGGTTACGGCCCCAGCCGAAACCGAGACGACTGAGCAGCCCGCAGCCGAGACTCAACCCGAGTCCACGGAAGCAGCCGAACAGTCTGACGACGTTCTTTCCCAGCTATCTTCTCTCGATCCGAAAGCGAAGCAGCTCGTCGATAAAGTCCTCGCTGACTACAAAGCAAAACAGCAGGCCGTAATCGACAAGCGGATTGCCAAGGAACGGGCCAAGCGCGGCGATGCCGAGCGAGAGGCGCAGCAACTTAAAACGCAGCTCCTTTCACAGACTCAGCAAGCGCCGCAGCCCGCAGCAATTCCTCCTACGCCTCCGATGGCGGGCGTACCTCTGTCGCACATTAACTCCCCACAGGAGTTGGTGAAGCTCCAGCAGGAAGCCAAGGAGACAATCCGCTTTGTAGAGCGCACCCTAGACCGCGAAGACATCGACCAAGGGGTTCAAATCGGGGACCGCGTGTTCACGAAAAAAGACCTCAAGGAACGGATGTGGCAGGCCAAGGAAGTATTGGAGGACCAGATACCGCAAAGGGCGGCTTTCCTCCAGCAACGCGAGCAGGCAGTGGCCTCGGCTTACGAAAGGTTCCCGTTCTACAAAGACCAAAGCAGCCCCGAGTTCGCTCGGGCGCAGGCGATCATAAGGCAGGCACCGGCAATCATGAACACGCCGAATGCCCTTGAGATTGTCGGCAAGCTTGTCCTTGGCGAAATGGCCCTTGAAGGAAAGGTGCCTGCGGCAAAAGCCGCTCCCGCTGCAAAACCAAAACCTAAGCCCGCCAGCGACCAAACAATGGTCGGCGCGGCCCCAGGTTCAATTGCACGCGTAAGCCCGGACACGAGGTCAGCAGCCGCACTAGCGGCGGAACGAGAGAAGATGGCTGGTGGAGGAAATGTCAGCTCGGCGCAACTGAGGCAGTACCTGCAAAAAGCAGATCAACTCAGAAATTCACGCTAAGTCATGGCACAAGCAACTTCATACAATACCGTCGGAAACCGTGAAAACCTCACGGACATCCTTACAATCGTCGATCCCGAGAAAACGCCGAAACTCTCGTCGTTCTCCAAGAGGCAAGGTCAATCCAACATTTTTCAGGAATGGCAGTTCGATAAACTGAGCGCCGTTCGCATTAGTGGTGTTCCTGAAGGCCAAGACATCCAGGCTTTCAAAAATCAGGTGCAGGACCGCGCTCGCGTGGGCAACTACACCCAGATTTTCCAAGAGCCGTGGGCTGTCTCGCGCCTCCAAGCCGCAAGCAATCCCGCTGGCGTTTCGAGCGAAGTCGCCAACTCGAAAGACAAGGCGATCCGCAACGTCAAACGTTACATCGAGGCCGCTATCGGCTCGGATAACGAGATGCAGGCAGACACCGGTTCTGTCGGCTACAAGTTCCGTGCTCTCGGTAAATGGGCGCAGTCAACGGCGCAGGCGGTCAATCCCGTTCCTGCGGCGTATCTCACCCCATCAGCCGCTATTGATACCACGGCTACCGCGTCCCTGGCTGAATCCAACTTCAATGACGTATTCCAGGCTGTTTACCAGGCTGGCGGCGACGAAGTGACCGGAACGCTTTATGCCGGACCAGCCCTTAAACGGGCTATCTCTGGTTTCCAGCGTGCAACCGGAAGTTCTGGTACGACCAAGACGTATCAAGTCACTCAGGACGCTACGGAAAAGCGGATCACGCTGGCCGTTTCGTTCTATGACGGAGACTTCCATACCGTCGCGATTGTCCCCGACTTGTTTAACGGCGTTCTCGATGGGGCTGACCCCTCGGTGACGACTTCCCAGCAGAAGGCTCGCGGGTATTTCATCCCGTCTGGCGTTGCGTGGCTGTCCTACATGATCGGCCTCGAAAGCTCTGAGCTTGAGGACCAAGGCGGCGGTCGGCGTGGCTTCGTTGAGGCTGCTTTGACGCTCGGAATCAAGAGCCCTCGTGCAATCGGCAAATTCGCCGCGACCAGCTAACCCTTAAACGGAGAATACTACCATGGCTGATACACCACTTACGATCTCGGGTCGTCGCGTTTCCAAGCTCCTCAATCAAGAGGGCGCGATTGGAGAAAACACGATCAAGTTCAAAGTTAACTACGCAGATATTGCTTACGGGTCCGGCAACGCCGACACCGTGACGCTGACTCTCGGCAACACTCCCGCTAATTGGGCGGTGACGAATGCCAAGGTCAACATCACGACCGCGTTCGCTGGCACCACGGCAATGACGATCATTGTTGGCACCACGACCAGCACGGCGGCGTTCGTTTCCTCGACCAGCATTCTGACGGCGGCGACTTTGCCCGCAGTCACCACGCTGGCCTCGCTTACGAATGCAACCGGCACGGCGGCGAAGTCTCTTGTTGCGATCTTCACGAACGCGACGGGCGGCTCTCCTTCCGCGCTGACGGCGGGTGAACTCGACATCTACCTGAACCTCATCGACACCAGCGCGGCACTCGGCTGAGCGGTGTGAGGTGAACCACTAGCGGGGAGCGTCCAACAGCCAAACAGGAGTTGGGCGCTCCCTTTCTTTTTATGTCCCTCGATATTGTTACCGAAGTTCCTGCGGAGTTCTTGCAGGAATTTGAGAAGGAGTTTCAGGCGTCGGTCCCAGCCGAGAAGGTGAGGGCGACGATGAATCAGGCGTTTCTAGCTCGGGCGCTAATTGAGGAAGGCCCGACCGCGATTGAAGGACTTGGGCAGAAGTTGGGCGAGGTAGATGCGCGCACGTATTTCCGGTGGAACCAGGCTGTTCCTGGTTGCTGGTCGGACAAGACGTTCGTCAAAGAATTTTTCAGAGATAACGAGCCCTGTCGCGCTGGCGGGTGGACGCCAAAGGCGAGCCAAGCGCGCCACGGAATTACTTACATCGGCGGCAAGCCTGTTCGTTAACGATGCAGACCAAAAGCTACTCCGATTACCTGACGAGGCTTTCCGATATGATCGGACTGCCAAGCAGCGGCATGACCGATGCGGAGCTGGGCTTTCTCAATTCGTATTTCAATACGAACATTCGCAACATCTGGCAGGCGAACAACTGGATCGACGTTTGCCCGTATGGAGAAGCCCGTTTTGCCGGGAACTCGCTCCATTACACGAATGATATCAGTAAGACGGCTTACTGGACGGCGTTGAATGCCACGGCCACTGCGGAAGTAATTCCGAATCCGCTCGACGGGCGCACCACGGCAAACTCACTTATCGAGACTTCGGCCAACGGAGCCCACTACGTTTCGCAAGTTGCGACGTTTGTCCCTGGAGCTTCGTATCAGGCCACGACATATGTCCGCTCTATTGGCGGGCGCTACCTTTACCTTTCCGTCTATGACGGAGCGAGCACGTACACCTGCTTTTTTAACCTCGCTGCGGGTACCGTCGGCACGGCATCGAGCAATTTAAGCGCGGCTGCCACAATGCAGCAACAGGCCAACGGATTCTGGCTTTGCCAGTTCACGTTCACGGCCTCCACAAGCGCAGGCACCGGCTACTACCGCATTCAAACCTCATCCGACGGCTCGACCACGAGCTACGCGGGGGATACGGCCAAGGGCCTTTATCTCTGGGGGAATCTCCTCCAGCAGACGAGCCTCGTTTCCGGCGCGTCCTTCGTGATTCCTTACGAGCAGGAAGGCGAAGAGGCGATTGACGCAGTGTTCGAGGTTTGGCGCACCAACCCGGTTAGTTCCGGTTATCCGCTAGAGCAGGGATACCAACTTGTACGCGATGGCATCCAGCTAATCTCCACGGCGAGCTGGAACGCCACGTCATCGAACAACTCGGTCACGTATAACACGCCATTCGCGAATCCGGTTTTCCTTTTCTACCGCATCGAGCCAACTGATTTCACAGGCGACGCCTATTCCGCGTCGGCGACCTATTCCGTGGGCGATGTGATTCAGTTCACGGACTCGGATGGAGTCATTGATTACTGGACGTGCGTCGTTGCGACTAGCGCGGGCCAAAGCCCATCGACGACGCCGGCAAGTTGGAGCCTCAACGAGATTCCCGAGGCGTTTTTCTCTTACACCCTTTACAAGGGCTATGCCGACTGGCTCCGCCAAGACGGGCAGTTCGACAAGGCTGTTGCGCAAGAGAAATGGGCGCAGGACCAGATGGACGCCGAGAGCGACCGGAAAGAACGGCAGCAAGGCGACGTATTACCTTTCAGAGTACAAACACACTCGACAAGCCAGTCGCGAAACTAACCAGCCACTATCATGGGACCGATCAACAACGCCCTCTATCCGAAGCCAGCTACAACCAACTCCGCGCCCGTATTGGGGGAAATGCTCGCGGTCACGAGCGGAGCCGCCGTGCAATTTGCCGCGTTCAATTCGAGCACGGATTGCGTCGTTCTCGATATCCAAAGCAACAACGTCTACTGCACGTTCGACGGGCAGACGCCAAGCAGCACGAAGGGGCACATCCTTTACGCGACGCAGAGCTACACCTGGAGCGCCGCGACCGCGAAGGCCGCTAAGTTCATCGCGACCGGATCGAATGCGACGATCTGGGGTTCGCAAATGAAAATCTAATGGGATTCGCCTCAGCAGACAACGTGCTTGGGACAGGAGCGATTGGGCGCGGGGCCGTGCTCGGATCAAACGCGATTGGGAGCGTGCTCTACAACCAGGGCGGCACGTTCACGCCGACTCCGCCAAATCCTGACTACTACTATCTCAGGCCAGATGGCGTTTCTTACTATCTCCAGCCTGACGGCGTATCCAAATACAAAAGACCTTAATCCGCTTCTACCATGGCAGACCTCACAGTTTCAGCTAATATCGACACGCTTCTTCAGGCTGCAACTTTCGCAGCAGCCAAAACATCGCAGGGGTTGGGAACTGGCGACAGCCCGCAGTTCACGGCGGTCAACATCGGTGCGGCGACAGACACGACCGTTGCGCGCACGTCTGCGGGAGTCATCAATGTTGAGGGCAAGGACGTGTACATGGTCGGCGGAGCCGATGTCGGCGTTACCGATGGCGGCACCGGGTTGAGCACTTTGACGCTTAACAATGTAATTCTTGGAAATGGGACGAGCGCGCCGCAATTTGTGGCCCCAGGCACAAGCGGAAATGTTTTAACATCAGACGGGACAACTTGGGCATCGGCGGCTGCTCCGGCAGGATCGCTCCCATCCCAAACTGGGCATTCTGGAGAGTTTTTAACTACCAACGGAACGGCTGCATCGTGGGGAACACCCTCAGGAAGCGGCGACATGGTACTCGCCAGCGCCCAGACCGTCACTGGCGCAAAAACCTTTGGTTCTGCCGGAGCAGTCGGAAAACTCAAGGTCGCGGGGACAACGAGCGGTAGCACGATCATCGACGCTACGGCTGTAGCCGGAAGCGGAACTGTTACCCTGCCAACTACCGGCACGCTGGCGACGCTCGCGGGTTCAGAGTCACTGACAAATAAAAAGCTCGGAAGTCTGACGACCAACGGCGTTGTCACGACGACCAGTAGCGACGGCACACTCGTTGTTGTCGCGCCTAGCACGAGCGGGAATGTTCTCACCTCTGACGGCACTTCATGGACGAGCGCGGCATCGGCTGGCGGAACGACGCTTGTCCGCACCCAGGGTTTCCGCCTCACGACGCAAACGGCGGTTCCGGTCAGCACGTCTGATCGCACCTCGCAATCGACCCTATATTTCACGCCCTACGCGGGCAGCCAAATCGCCCTTTATGGCGGTTCTTCGTGGAGTGTGTTGTCTAGCGCCGAGGTATCGTTGGCCCTCTCTGGCCTCACGAGCGGCAAGAACTACGACGTTTTCGCGTACAACAATTCCGGTACGCTGACGCTGGAGCTTTCGGCGGCTTGGTCTGGAGACAATACGCCGACTGACAGCATCGTACTTCAAGACGGCGTGCCATGTAAGTCTGGCGCGCTAACGCGTCGCTGGGTTGGTACGATTCGGACGACGGGGACGACGACGACCGAAGACAGCGCACAATATCGATACGTTTGGAATGTAAACAACCAGGTCACTAGGCGGTTGTTTTTCGATGTGGCCGGAGCTTCGAGCCACAGTTATTCAACCAGCACATGGCGCGAGTGGAATGGAGGTACGGGCGGCCCGTTCAGAGTATTTTTTGTCACGGGTGAAGCTCAATCGTTTATGACTGCTGGTTGGGTTGAGATGGTTGGTAGCGGGCCTGGGATCGCTACGTTTTCTCTCAATAATGCGGCGGCGGAGGGTTCAGCATCAATGTCGTCCAATACTGGCTCGTCAGGAAGGAGTGGGCTGTCTGGCGCATACACCAGCTTGGTGGGCTACAACTTCGTTGTGGTTACAGAGCTTAGTTTCAGTAGCAGCAGCTACACCAACTTCATGTTGCAAGGCACAATAAGCGGTTAGTGTAGATGAGCGCCTTTCGCCCAGATATTCGTCCGTATAGATACGCCGGAAATCCAACAATTCCATTGGTGGCTTCGTCTTGGTACGAGTCTCAGATTTATGACTTCTGCGTATTCGTTGATCCAACGGACTCAACAAAACTCGTGATGTATTGCAGCGGAATGGCTTCTCCCGTGAACAGCGGCGTGCAGTCGATTGGACGCTTTACGGCGACGGTAGCCGATCCATATACATGGACAAATCAGGGACAGGTATTGACGGCGAGCGTGAGCGGCTGGGATTCCGATAAGGTTCGACTTGGGTCCGTCGTTTATGACTCCGGCACATGGTACATGTATTACTGCAACGCGAGCGGGGATCAGTCCATCGGCCTTGCGACATCTTCTAACGGAACGACGTTCACGAAGTCTGCTAGCAATCCGATTCTAACACCGACCGGTCAGGGCCGAAATGACGGAACCAGCGTTTCGGAAGCAACGGTTATTAAAGAAGGATCAAGCTGGACGATGATCTATGGCTACCGGAATGGAGTTACTATTTTGCCTGGATACCGGTACGCGACGAGTTCGGATGGTGTAACATGGACCAAGGGAGGGTCGGGCGATATTCTGACCACATCTCCTCTATATGCCGAGTTTCACCAACTCATTAAAATCGACGGTCTGTACTACCTAATTTACGAGACAGGCAGCGACACTGTCCCATATCACATCAACGGAGCTGTTGGGCCTACAGCGATTGGGCCATTTACGCAGCTCGCTTTGAATCCGCTCTTAGAGAAGTCCGACACCCCAGGTTCGTTCGATCGTTACCACGTAGCGACGGCTTCGATTTTCCAAGTGGGCGGGCGTTGGCTTATGTTCTATCAGGGAGCCCAAGACCACGATCAACCGTACTACACTAATTCTTGGCCGGGCGGGATCGCTGAATTTGCCTTACGAGAGACGGGCAGCGGCGGAGGCAATGGGCGATAGCTACAACCATGCCCCGCTACTCAAACTTTGGCCAGATGGACGACCAGCCTTTACCGGATGGCGATTCCTACTGGACGGGGTTCAAGAGTCGCTTCCAGCCAACCTACCTGAAACCAGGGGAACTCTATTACTCTGGCAATATGCGGCTAGACAAGGGGACGGCCAAAGTCCGCAAGGGGCTGAAGGGCCTTTCCAACGACATCACCGTCACGAACCCACCCCTAATCGTGGGCTCGGTGTCGCTGGCTCTGAGTAAGACGATTTCTTCGATCACTCGCGCCGTTAACACGGCCACGGTCACGACGAGCGCCGCCCACGGCTACACGACAGCGGATCGCGTGAACATTCGCGGAGCCAACCAGAGCGACTACAACGGCGACTACACGATCACCGTCACAGGGGCGACGACGTTTACCTACACAGTGGCGAATACGCCGGTCACGCCAGCAACCGGGACCATGTACGCGAATAAGGGGCCGCGCCTCTTTAATAGCTATTCCTCGCAGGTTATCGGCTCGGGAGACTACGCCGACGACAGCACGAACACGGAGGGGATCATTATTGCCTCTACCGCGTCGTCATACCTTTACCGATACGGTCAGTCTTCAATCTCGATTTCCTATCCAGCGAACGAAGTCGTTGAGCTTGGAGACCCGTGCGACATTCGCCAGTACCTCAACAAGGTCTACATGTTCCGGGGTTACTCGACCTCTACCGCAGCGCCAGCCGCCGTCACGTCGATCACCCGCGCAGCGACCACGGCCACTCTGACATCCACGGCGAATCATGGCCGCGCAACGAACGATTGGGTGTTGATCCGTGGCGCTTCGCCCGACGGGTATAATGGCATCGTCCAGATCACCGTTACGGGCGTCACAACATTTACGTATACGGTAAGTGGGGCGCTCTCCACGCCCGCAACCGGCACGATCACCTTCCGCCCGGTAAAGCCTCCGCTTTATTGGGACATGAACACGACAACCCATGCGTGGGCAGTTGTGCCGACAGGACCGAACGCGGCAGGCGCGCCGATTATCTCCATGCCAGCCGTGGACTGGGGAACGATCTTTAAGAGCCGCCTCGTGCTCCCTTGGTCCCGAGACCAGCTCATTTTGTCCGATGTGCTCGATGCCGGAAGCTACGACCCGAGCCAGACGCAATTCCGCATCCTCCCCGGCACGGCAGACTGGATTATTGGCGCATTTCCTTACCAGCAGGCGCGGCTCCTGGCACTCTACCGCAAGAGCGTTCACACAATCTTCCTAGACGGAACCTCTCTAACTGTGGCCGCTGCCTACGAGGTGACGCGGAACTTTGGGTGTGTTGCCCGCAAGACCGTCGCCAACTGCGGCCCATTCATCGTTTGGCTGTCGGACATCGGCGTAGTTAAGATGGAAATTGGGAACGAGCTTTCGCTGACGAACTCTTCCGCCCCGCTTTCAGATGCTATCCACGACCTGATTGAAACGATCAACTGGACCTACGCGGACAAGGCCGTCGCGACATTCTGGAATAACCGTTATTACCTAGCCGTCCCGACCGGCACGAGCACCGTCAATAACACGGTTCTTGTTTACAACTTCCTCAACGAGTCATGGGAGAGCGTAGACACCTTCCCGGCTGGCTACGACGTGGTGAATTTCCATATCATCAGCTACAATGGTACCAAGCGTATCCACACCGTTGGTTCGTTCGGATACGTGTCATTGATGGAGGAAAACGAGGAAGACGAGTTTGGTCCGCCCCAGTCGTTCATGAATTACCCGATCGCCGGGTCGCTCAAGACGCGGAACTACCTGGCGAGCACCTACGACCTCAAGAAAGTGCGCCGCTTCCAGCTAGAGGCCAATGTGACCATAGACGACGCCTTCACTGGCGACTACGTGATGTCCAACCCGGATTTTACCGTATCCGCGATAGATTACACGGCCACGGAGACGAGCGACACGACTATTCGCCAGACAGTAAATCGCCGTGGAGTCTCTTCGCGTCTTGAAATTTCAACTACATCTGGCAGACCTGAGTTCAAGGCCGTAACGGTCGAAGCCTCGGTCAGCTCCCGCTCCACGATTAATTTCCCATAACCCACCATGGCTACCCTCACAATTACTCCCGGCTACACTTGGGTTGATGGCGAAGTCGAGACCGCTACGAAGTTCAATCTTGCGGGCGCACCGACGCTAGCAGCAGGCCAAAGCTACTCTTTCGCGAGCGGAACATCAGGCGCGCCGAGCATTAGTTTTAACTCTGAAGCCACGCTTGGGTTTTATCGGGCATCAGCCGGCAACGCATCCTTCGTTGGAGGGATGCTGACCGCAGCCGCAAATTTTGCTGTTACCGGCACTGGCGTTGCCGATTCTAACATTTATCTGGCAAGTGACGGAACAACTGCGGGTCAGTTCATGGGCGGCGGTGCGCTCATGGCGACAAACGCAGGTGGTCAGGCTGTTTCCATCAACAGAAACGGAAGCGACGGGAATGCGGTTGTCTTTTATCGAAGCGGCGCGGTGGTCGGTAGTATTTCTGTCACGACTTCGGCGACTGCGTTTAACACGTCCTCGGACCTTCGCCTTAAAAAGGACATTCGAGATATCAGTGACGCTGGCGCAATTGTTGATGCGTTTCGGCCAAGGCGCTTCCGTTTTATTGCCGACGACGCAGAGCGCGACGGCTTCATTGCGCAAGAGCTAGAGTTGGTTTACGCGCCAGCGGTCACACGCGGGGATAAACCTTCAGATATGTGGTCAGTAGACCACTCTAAGCTCGTTCCTGTACTTGTCGCGGAAGTACAATCTCTCCGCCGCCGTGTGTCGCAATTAGAAGCCGCATGAACACAGACGAGGCCATTGCCGTGCTAGATCAGGCCGCTGCCAGTGTAAGCAGCAACCGCGCTGGGCATGAAACCCTGAAGGAAGCCGTGCGCGTTATCCGTGAAGCTCTCGCCAAGAAACAAACCCCATGACCGACATTTCGGCAATTCATTCTCCGGCTCCGAAGCTCGATAAAATCCTCAAACTAGAGGCGATTATTGGCGCGTGTGAACAAGTGGAAATGCCGCCCGTGCATTATTTCTCGGAAGGCATCTATGCGCGGGAGATTACAATTCCCAAGGGGACGGTGCTGACGGGAAAGATGCACAAAACGGAGCACATCAATGTTGTTTCCAAGGGAGAAATTACGGTTTGGACGGAAGAGGGGATGAAGCGCGTCCGTGCTCCGTTCACGTTTGTTTCTAAACCAGGAACCAAGCGGGTCGGTTACGCTCACGAAGAAACTGTCTGGACGACGTTTCACCCAAACCCGGAAAACGGGCGCGACCTACTTTCGTTGGAGGATGCTCTTATTATTCCCGCAAACAATCAACTGGAGGGCGCGTCATGTCTTGGGTAGCCGTCGGAGCAGCAGCCGTGAGCGTCGTTGGCGGCGCAATCGTCTCAAACAACAACAAGCCAAAGGCTCCAGAAGCTCGCGACCTCAATAGCGAACTGTACGGAATCAATAGCCAGTACGGAGATACGCTGAACAACTACCTGAATGGTAGCGGGTCGACCACGACCAATTCGCTCAACAACCTAAACACGCTCACGCGGGGTCAGTTTGATGAATCGAAGTTCTTTCAGGAGAACCCGGAGGCCAACCAGCAGTGGCAGGACCATTTCAACAACGGAGAACTTCAGGGCTGGACGCCCGAGCAGTTCGCGAAGGCTTACCTCGAATGGCACGGGTCATCCCCACAGCAAGTTTCCGATTCGCTCAACTCGTACAAGAGCGGCGGGGTTGGTGATCTCGCCGGGCAGCTCAACACGCAGAGCCGAACGAACAACCTGAACGACGTTAAGAATCTCGGTCAGGATTATCTCAATATCACTCGCGGGGCGAATCCGGATTACTACAACGCGCTCAATTCGTTCACGGCGGCAACGCAGCAGGCTCCGGCCAATTCTTTCACAGCAGGGAACGGCGGGCCTCTTCTGGCCCAGCTCAACCAGCGGGCGATGAACGCGGGGCCAAGTGGATTGCAAACCCAGCAGAACGACCTCGCGACCCAGTTGCTTGCCCAGGGTGGAAACTTGAGCGCATCTGACCTCCGCAACGTGCAGCAATCGTCTCGCGCTGGGTTCGCGGCTCGCGGGCTCGATGCGACTAATGCTTCGGTGGCGGACGAGGTTTTGCAAACGGACGCCGCGAAACGCGCACGGTTACTTCAAAATCTCGGTATTGCGCAGAGCGTGCAAAACCAAGGTCTCGCGGAGCAGAATCAACAAAACCAATTCGGACTTGGAGTAAGCAATCAGAACTTTGGATACGATCAGCTCGGGTTGCAGTCTCAGGCTCTCACTGAACAACAGCGGCAGGCTGTGCTTAACTCGCAAGCCAAGGCCGTGGAGCTACAGAACGGCGGGCGTCTCGACCCATACGCGGCGATCATCGGAAGCGCCGACCAGAACTTGCTTGGGCAACTCCTTGGGGTGAACGCATCGAATCAAGGCACCCAAAGCAACCTCTACGGCGGCTTGCTTGGCTATGGCGGAGACCTGAATAACACGAATTACAACGCCAACGCCGCCGCGAACATCGCGGGATACAACAGCAAGCAGGCGATGTACGGAAGCCTCATTCAAGCGGGCGGAGGCATCGCTAGCTCGTACCTAAGCAGCAAGGGCACAGGGAGCACCGCCAGCTCGGTTCCCAGCAACTACGACGCTCCTTAAATCCCGTGCCATACAATCCACAGATTTCTTACGATACCACGTCGGTCGCCAATGGCGTCAACGGCGCGACGCAGAACGTGATGAACGGGTTTCAGCAGATGCAGATGAATAAGGCGAAGAGTACCGCCGCTGCTGGAATTGTGACGGGTCTTCTCCAATCAAACCCAGAGCTATTGCAGGGCGCTGACGACAAGACGCTAAAGCTGCTGAATAAGTTCAAAGAGGGAAACACCGGCCTAAACGACAATGTTATGTTAGCTGGGTGGGCGTCCACTACCCAAAAAGGCTGGGAGCAGAAACAGCAGATGCTCGCGCAAAAGCAGCAGATGGATGCACAGCGCATTCAAATGCAGGTCGCACAAAACCAGCTTGGAGAACAGCAGCGCGTGCAACAGCAGGGGCGCGTCATGGACCAATACAACAGCGGGGTTGGTCGCGGCGTACTTTCGGCAAAGATTCAGGACAATCCTTTCTTCCAGAAGGCCGCCATGGTGCGACAAGCCACGGGAGAAACTCCATCCCCCAAGGAGCTGCTCGATAGCGTGCAGAAGGAGGGCGCGCATCCTCAGATGGTGTTCAAGAGCCTTTCGGAGTTGGAGAAAAAGTATCCGAACGAGAAATACGACTACAATTTTATGGAAGCGCCGGATGGCAGCGGGCGCGTTATTATTCCCGACGGGAAGATCAGCCCACGCGCTCCGCTTCCTCCGCAGCCAGAGATTCCTAACCCGCTTGTCGAAAAGATTTACACCGACCTTTCCTCTGAGCGTGAAAAGAAAGTCATGCCGGCCCTTAACACGCTGCGCAGCTACGACACGATTTCCCGCATCCTAGATTCGGACGACGGCAAAGTTATTTCAGGTCAGTTTGCCAACGGAGAACTTTTTTTAAAGCGTGCGGCGAACGCCTTGGGTGCGAAAAACGCCGATGTGTCCAACACGGAAACGGTGCGCGCTTTGTTTGCGACTCCGGTGGCGCAAATCATTCAGAACTTTGGTTCTGGCACCGGCCTTTCGGACGCCGACCGAGACTTCGCGCAAAAGGCGGCGGGCGGAGACATTACTTTAACCCCGGCGACAATTAGGCGTCTCGTTAAGATCGGCCAAGAGGCATCGGAGAACATCAAATCTTCGTATGCCGAGCGTCTGGACAATGCGTTCCCAGACAAAACGGACAACGCCTCTTTCAAGCAGGCCCGCAAAGCACTGCTCCTCCCAGAAGGGAAAAGGGGAGACGAGAAACCTAAGGGTGCGGCAGATTCAATCCTTGAGGAATTCGGTATCGGGAGGCGGAAATAATGCCCTACAGCGACCAAGAAATCGCTGACTACGCGCATGAGCTGGAGGCAAGGGGTGCGCCAGTTGAGAAGATTCGCGCCTTCGTGTCTTCGGCCAAGGCAGAGCAGGGGAGTTCCGCGCCTTCGGACGCCGACCTAAGGGCTCAGCTAAAACAAGCCGGCCCTGGTCCTGGTGCGGAAGCGCCGATTATGCGGACGCCCAGCGTGGCGGAGCCGGATGCTTTCCAGAAATTCAACGCAGTTAAGCCGACGCCAGATCAGTTCGAGAACATGGGTCTGCGGGCGGGCGGACCCGCAGCAGGGCAGGCGATAGGAGCTTTCGGCGGCCCGTTTTCTCCTGCAACGGTTCCGATTGGAGGGGCCATCGGCGGTATGGCCGGAGAGTATGGCGCGCAACGCAGAGAGGGCGGTCCGCTTCGTTTTGGGGCTATTCTTGGCGCTGGCGTTGTCGGAGCTATTCCCGGCGCATCCATGGCAACCGCAGGCCCAAGGGCAATGGTGCGAGAGGGAGCGAAGTACGCGGCTGGAAACCTCGCGGGCAAGGCCGTGGAGACGGAATTTGACCAAGGTCGCCTGCCGACGTTTTCCGAAGCAGGACTCGCGCTTGGGACTGGTGCCGCCGCCCCTGTTATTTCAAAGGCTCTCGATGGAGGTGCGTTTTCTGCATCCGTGAAGGCAGAGGCGTCTCGTGGCGCTCCGCTCAAGCGAACGATCGACGCAGGCCGCGAGGCGGGGTATGTCTTCACTCCGCAGTCAGTAAACAAGGAGGGGTCGGCTGTAGGAGACATCGTTGACCAAGTAGCGGGCGGTCCGGCTGTCGCTGCGAAGGTGGCCGTAGTTAACCAAAAGGCGACCAACGCACAGGCGCGCCAATATGCAGGCTTGGCGGCTGATGCGGGTCTCGACGATAAGGCGATTTCTCAGGCGATTAACCGCGAGTCCAAGCCGTTCGCGGAGCTGGCTCAGGTTTCGCCGCAAGCTAGCGTGCAACTCGAAGGGGTGAAGCAGGCGCGGGCTGACGCAAAAGCGATCTGGAAGCAATACGACGCCAAGGCCGATGCGGGCATTGCTTCGCCTGAACTCCGTGATGCGGCTAAATACCAAGAGGGGTTGGCGGACCTTTACGAGCAAGAGCTAGAGAAGGAAGCGCGTCGCGTCGGTCGGCCTGAGCTTGTCGATCAAATGCGCGAGGCGAGAAAGAATCTCGCAAAGATTCACATGGTTGACCGGGCGCTGAACCCAAGCGCGGGCGACGTTTCGGCCCATGCGTTCGGTCGTGCGCTGGATGATGGCGTGAAGCTCACGGACGAGGCGCTAACTATCGCTAGCATGGCGAAAGCGTTCCCGCATCTTACGCGTGACGCTGCTAAGATCGCAGACACGGCGTCTGGCAAGATCCCGGTTATCGAGTCCCTGGTTAAGCGCGGGCTCCTCTCGGATACGTTCCAAAGCAAGATCGCGAAACCCTTCTACGGCGTAGACCGCCCCGACATGGCCGCGAACCTAGCCAAGTTTGGGACGCTGGCGGCTGGTCGAAACTCCCAGCAAGACCCGAACAACATTCCGGTTTTCCTCCGCCGATGAGTGCAGACGTAAACCTTCGTTCGTTCGGGCCGCAGGATAGCGACACGCGGCCCGACTTCAGCGGAGAAGACTTCAACGGGGCCGGCTATTCCGACGCAATCCATTGCTCGCGTGTGGATGACTTCTACCCTAAGTTCGGAACCGTTATATCTGGCGACGAAGATGCGGCGGACGTGAACAACGAATGCTGCGGCGTGGGCCTTGAGGCGAAACGCTGGGTTCTTGGCGGTCGTCTAGGTTTCACCGCAAAAGGAGGATCAATCGGGACGACATTTTCCGGCGAGGTGGAGGGCCAAGGGAAGGAATGTGACGTGGACCTCGGCAATTGGTCGGACCAATCGCACAAGAAGACCACGGGCACCTTCCTTAACCTGTGGCGGGCTGATTGCTCTCCGATTCGTGTTCGCGTGCTCAATGCTGACGAGCCGCGAATCGAAGGTGGCGGTCCCTACGTGTACGTTTTCCCCTCGCCCAAGCTCGGGCTGCTCCACCCGTTTTTCGTGTGGTGTTTTATGACCCTGAGGCGATGGGGCTTCTTTCGATGAGCGAGGAATCACCACTAAAAGGCCAATGGGTGCGGATTCTCGCGCTTATCCTTATTGCGATAACGATTGCCCTTATCCCCGGCATTCTTGGCGGGTGCGCCATGTTCAAGGGGCAACCAAGGATCAAGGTTGGCTCAACCGTCATCACGCCGCCTGCCGACGCCGGTAAGCCGGCCACGCTTGCGACCGATGAGACGCGGACGGGCATCGTCATTCCAAAAGACACGCCGGTTATCTTGACGAAGGTCGAAGCCTCCCCAGCAACCGACAAAACCTTGTTCGTTCCCGCCAAGTGGGTCTATCAGTTCACGCCAACCCAGGAGACGCGCCTAGAGGCTGTTTCTGCCACGCTAGCAGCCAACACAGGCACGGTTGATACCACCGTGGCGCTTCGGAGGGTTGAGGCAGCCGAGGCCCGCGTTTGGCTTTACGCCTCACTTGCTGCTGCTGTGGGTGCTGGCGTCTTTCTTTGGCTCAAATACCCCACGCCGGCCCTTATTTGTGGGGGCGCTTCCGGCATCTTTCTCCTCGTCTGGAAAATCAGCGACCTTCCCTCGTGGTTTTGGGCGGTTGGGGCCGCTGCCCTTGTTGGGGCGGTTGCCCTGTTTTTAGGGCATGAACGTGGAGAAAAACACGCGGCAAGCACCGCCCCTCAGTCATGAGTAGCTACGACCCTAATTCCATGGACGCCCGCCTAAGCGAGATTCTGACGCGCCTAGACCAGCAGGACAGGGCCAGCAGCGACTACCGCGACGAGATGAAGGAAATCATGCAGGACATGCGTGACGAGTTTCATTCGATTCGCGGCAAGTTCGATGAGATCGCGAAAGAGAAGTGGTATCAACGGGGCTTTGTCGCAGCCATCACTCTGGCCGTTTCCGCTGCGTGGGCTTGGTTCACATCTGGCCACGGCAAATGAAACAAGGGTTCGCGCCATTCTCTGCAACCGACCTCGTACATGAAGCGTGTAAACAATGGCCTGACCTTCCCAGCCGCACCCTGGCGCGCAAACTCGTCCAAGATAACAAAGGCGTCTGGGACTCACTCAACGCGGCCTACTGCGCCGTCCGGTTCCGTCGCGGCAAGGCGGGACCAGCGCACCGCAAACACGCATCAGTCCTCGTTGGTTCGTCCGCACCAAATTATTCGTGGAACCCCGAGTGTTACCTCCCGAAGTCGGAAGAAATGCCTTTCCTGCCTCACGTCGTCTCAGTTGATCGAGACACTCGTGCGCTTGTTCTCGGAGACATTCACTTACCCTACCATAACTTGCCCGCCCTTACTGCGGCACTTCGACACGGCCAAAAACAGGAATGCTCACTTGTTGTCCTCAATGGCGACACCCTCGACTTCCACCGGCTTAGCCGCTTCCAAAAAGACCCGCGTGCACGATCCGCTTTTGATGAAGTTGCCTCAGCCAACCAGCTCCTCGACTGCATCGACGAACTCTTCCCAAAGACGCGCAAAATCTGGAAAGATGGGAATCACGACGAACGGTACGACCACTACATCTCGGCGCACGCGGCGGAAATCTTCGACATCGTAAAAGAGCACGCGAGTTTGGAGAAACTCGTTGAGTTAGAGAATCGCGGCTGGGAGTACGTCAGTGAGAAGCGCCCGATTTACCTTGGGAATCTTTCACTTTTACACGGACATGAGATGCCTACCCCGGTTATCGGCCCCGTAAACGCGGCGCGCGGCCTGTTCCTACGCACCAAGGCGAGCGCCATGGTTTCCCACCACCACCAAGTTTCCGAACACAGCGAGCCGGATATTCGCGGGAAGCTGATAACGACATGGAGCATTGGTTGCCTTTGCGATCTTCATCCGGCCTATGCGCGGTTCAACCGCTGGGCCCATGGTTTCGCGTTAGTCAATCTCGCTAAGAACGGAAATTTCGAGGTCGAGAACAAGCGCGTCATTGACGGGAAGCTCTACTGAGCGAGACTGCGGCTCCCTTAATTAAGCGAACCGCTTTTCGCTTAATTAAGATTTAACTTAGTAAAGCGGACCGCCTTTAGATGCGGAAACCCGCGCTTGATTTACGAGACCCGGCGCGGGTTTCCAGAAGTACGTTAAGCTCGGCCAAGAACTTGCCCGTCAATATGCAGGGGCGAATGCGACTTCATTCCGTCGCTTATAAGTGTAACAGGTACGCTTACACAAGAACTAAGTTTATGGATACGCTAGGCTGCGGTTTCCAGTAAGGCAAACAGCATGGCCTTACTTGGCTTTAGGTGGTGGGCAACGTTGGTCCTCGCTACGCCAACAAGTGAGCCTATTTCCTTTTGGGAATGGTTGCCCGCTGCGTCTAGTTCTGCGATCTGGCGTAACTGAGCCAGAGTAACCGCTCCAAGCGGCCTGCCTACCGGCCTCATATTCTTCTGAACGCGGAACGAATCGAGGAACCGGCGAGCACTGGAAAGCGTGGATGCGTTGCTGGGATCGGATACAAGCGCCCTAAGTAAGCGAAACGCTTCGCACTCCCCGCGTATGTGTTGAATGTAGCTCATAATCCCATCCGTTTCTTGACCGCCTGCCGAAGTCCAGAGCCAAGCCGCTCCCACCCTAGGCTAATCATGTATTCGGTTGTTACCGGGTCTTCGTCTTCCTGCTCCTTGCGGTAAATGCGAAAAGCTTCCTCCCAGCCCTTCGGGGCAATCTCCTGCTTCGCGATAAACGTAAGCCCGTTGCTTTCACCTAGCTCGCTCCAATACTTCGCGATCATAGGCGGTGTGAGCGCCCAATCCTTGTGCTTGCGGCGGTAGGCATCAGCGCGGCTCCGTATCTCTTCAGGCGATACGTTTGGCGATACACTTAGAATATCGAGGACCACTGTCTTTATCGTGCTCCGCATTGGGGGCGTAAGCTCAGCCGGGTTGTAGTTGCAGGCCATAGCCATGGCTGGAATCAAATCTGTCGGGGTAAATCTTTTCCCGCTGCTTGGCGCGGGCTGGGGTTTAGAAGAAGGCAATTCTTCTGGCGAGCGGCACTCGTCTAGCTGGTCGATGATTGCCGCCGCGTCCTTGAGGGTAAACTTCTGGTTCAGATCATGGGCGGATTGCCGCGCGGTAAATACCGCACGCGCGCAGAGCAGCCCAAAACTTGGGGTGTCCATTTAGTTGATACTGGAAAAAACTGTTCATGAGTTCAAGCATTGCAGCGATAGACAACGGCGCTTCGTCCGCTTCTAGTTTTACGGCGAATCCCGCTGTCGTGGATCAGCCCTTTCTTGTGATGGAGGGAATGAATGCGGGCGCTGGCCGTCGTGTGAAGCAGGCCAGTCTTCCACTCTAGTTCATCGCATGTCAGGCCGTTAGGCTCGAAGGCGCGAATGATGTTGAGGACGTTTCTCTCGAGCCGGTCCAGATGAGGTTCTATTGAGGCAGCGGCGGCTTGGCTGGTGTCTGACGATGGGCAGTAGAGAGCAGTTGTCATTTGTCTGGTTGTATCGGGAGTTTAGAGACAGCATCAGCAAGGCGCTTTAGTGCGCCCTCCTGCGTTAAAATGTGGGGTTTCCGGTTCGGGTCGTCGTCACGCTCCCAAATGGCATAGGTGCGTTCGCCGATTCCGAGTAGTTCAGCGGCTTTCGCCTGGGAGAGGTCTAGCCGCATGCGGTAGAAGAAAAGTTGTTCTGAAAACGTTGGCGGAGGTACGTCGGGAGGCTTGGTCATGTTACTTTTCCCATTGGGGAATGATCGAAGAGAGCTGCTTTTGGTTTCGCTTGTACCAAGCGCCGTCGAATACGCGCATGGTTACTTCTGGGTAGTACTTCGCCATGCGCTTGATCTTAGTTTTCGAGCGCGCATCCATCCACCCCTTGACCTCGTGATATTCGGTCTGGCCGCTTTTCAGTGTTACCTCGAAGTCTGGCAGGTAGCTCCGGCATCCCCTCCTGATCTTCTCGAACCA